TTTTTTTTTTTTTTTAAACTAACAGTTTTATAATTTTTATTGTAAATTTCTAACAAAAATTTTTGTGCGATTAACGCAACACAATATAACTTAAGATGTTTAACAAAATAAAAACATTAGTTAAGCCGTTTATTCATAGGAATCCAACACTTCATTAGCAAATCGCCTTTGTGCATGCTGGGCCCGATCGCCACTTAACTATAATACATACATTTCAAAATTATTAATCATCAAATCCTCAAATATGCACGAAACGTATCACACACTTGAGAAATAACATACATTAATTAATCACATAAAATTTCATCAATAATTCATATATTTCATAAATACATTAAAATATAACAAACACACATGACCGGGTGCCCTCAGTCTCCTACGTTTCACAGATGTTCGTGAAGGGTCTTATAATCATGGCATTAAGAAACTTAATGAATAAAATTTTTATTTGGTTTTGTGTTTTCTAAACAAGGACATATTTTATAGCATTGCATTGAAACTGCATCAAACACACACGAAACGTATCATGTGTTCAACACCAATAAATACATTATCAATATTCTACTCACTACTATATTTTCATTTCCTTTTTATCACATCATAATATTTTACATACATAATAACATAATTGCATTAGTACATCTACAATCATAAACATTCAAAATTTTTCTCCATCAAATCAATTATTTCATTTCACAATAATTGCAAAAATTTTTAAATGACACATGTTAATATTATACTACATAATAATTCAAATTTCAATAAACTAAAATATTTTCTTTCCAGTTTTAAAATTTTCCAATTTGGGAAATAATGAACTTAATCATCACATCCACAAGCACAGTGTGCTTCTTCTGGCACCTCCTCCTCAACCGAATCAGAGGCGACAGGTTTTCTAGAGTTTGTTTTCCAATCAGGGAGTTGTTTCATGTAAACCAGCTTGCCACCAACATAACTAGTAGCAACCATACATCTAGGTGTTTTCATCTCATACTCTTCCATTCCATGCTCAGTCAACTCTACCCAATGTCTGGACGATGTGTCAGGTTTGACATACATCCAGCGCAACATCTGCTCCTGTTCCAACGGATCTTCTATATCCCAGACCGAAGCCTGGAAAGACAACCGTGAGGGACAAGTTTCATACTTGCGCTCTATGGCTTCTGCTTCTTCAAAAGCGACAGCATCATTTGGCTCCATACCTGTGGCTCTAAACTGTCTCATGACATCTTCTAGACTCCCACCAAAGTCAGGATACAACACTTGATACACATGATAAATCGCCCACCACACCATTTCTGATGTACTAGGAAATTTCTCTTCAGCTTGATCCAAAGCAGCGTACAACTCCACGTTCACTAATGGGCAGGTCCATGGTAAAGCTTGCAACACCTCCAGCTGTTTTTCCAAGTCTGACACTGTCACCACAGGTGCAGTACTCTCGACAACCTGGCGCCAGCGCGTCTCCTCTGTAAAATAACAGAAGAACCACCACATAGCGCAAAGCTTTTCAATAGACTTCACTCTCACAACACCTTGGCGAGCCAGTGTTTTCCTCATGAACGAAAAAATAGGATGTTCAATCCTCAATTCTTCACAAAGCAGCATTGGCTCCATTTGCAAACCCTTTTCTACCCATCTCCATACATCTTCAGCAAGCACGGGCACCTCTCTGACAAATTTCAGTCTCATTTGCACCAACAATCCAGGAGAGTACCTGAACAATGCACACGGCTCTGGAAACCAAGTGGCAACTTCAATAACAGCAATCTCATCTCTATGAGGCTCATACCAACTAGCCACTTCGTTCCAAGTACAAGGGTTCAGCCCAGCATGTCTGTATGCCATGGCAGAAACCCATCTGAACATTTCATGATCCCAGCCCTGCCTAGCAAACACCAGAGCATTCTTCACATTTTCAACAAATGGAACTCCTTTCCTCTGGTAATCTATCAATGCTCGAACTGTTGATCTGTCCATCCTGGGCACATAAAAACTCCCCAAGTAACCACACCCCATCTTCACTGGGTGAAACGTCCTCTTCAAAAAGACAGCTTCCTCCACTTGACAAAGGGTGGGCTCTTGTTTGTTCTGTCCTGTTAATGTAAATCCCAGAGCCTTGTAACCTCTTTTAAAAACATCTATCAACTGTTTCTCAGCACTCACTCTACAGATTCCACAACAACTCACATACACTTTGTGTTCACATTCAACACCTTCACCCAATCTCACCAAATCCACAGCAGGCACCGCTCCATCATCTCCATATATCATGAACGGCCACTCTATCATCAGGTGAGACGGGATCAGCTCATCCAACACATAGTACACTATGATGGTGTGCAAAATGGTGTTGAATTCAGCAGTGGCAAACATACCACTCTTTAGTCCAGACACCATAAACACAGCATCACCAAGCACACACTCAGTCCAACTAATGCCATCGATGAGCAACTTCCTAACCAGTTTGTCTTCATCAGTAGCTCCGACATAGAATGACTCAATCACTCTTCTCACAAGCTCCAAATGCCAACCAGTCACTGAAGTATCCCATCCACTGACATCACAACAAAGCAAATTGTAATTCTTCCAAACTTGGCCCCAACTGTTCCACCACTTCACAGGATCACACCCAATGGCGTGCTTTCCTCTAAAGCCATGTCCAGATCTGAACTTCGTTATGAAGTCTCCAAAATACTTCTTCTGCAAACACCAGACAGCAAAATCTGCAACATAAAATATCCTGCACTTTCCTGCCTCTATCTTCTCCATTGGACGCAACTCATCCTTATAGTGCATCTCTACAATGTGTGTTGGCAACTTTCCATGTCTCAACTCTCGTTCCAAATCATCCACACATCTTCTCAAAGTTTCTCCATAATATCTTGAACCCGCATCATCACAAACAATCCAGTGTCCTCTAGGCTTCTTCTTAAAGTTCTTGTCCAAATAGTGGCCAGAAGCACTTGACCCATTCACAGGGTTAGACTCCAGCTCCACATCATGTTCTGACAAGACCACATCAATCCTATTGAGAACCTCTGCTTCATTGTACACTCTACATGGACCAACAAACTCCTTATAAACATCCTTTACAACCTCCAAAGCTTTGTCAAGCCTAGGACTGTCGTAATCTGCCTCAGGGACTCGATTGTTGAAGATCTGCCCATCTGCTTTCCTACCATCTTCAAAGACTATCTTTGCTTTACTATTCCTCATTCCAGCAATAGAAATTCCTTTGACTGGCACTGAAACCAGATCCATCTCTGTCTCAGGAGTGTAACCACTCCTTCTATGCAACTTGGTCTTCAAGGCAACGCGGCTCTCTTCCTCAACAGAACCAAACGCCAACGGCAAAAACTGAGGATTCTGTCCTGGTATCTCAGGATGATCACTTCCCTCCGATCGAAACACTGTCTTTTCAGCCAGTCTCGGATGGATAGTGATCGCACTCCGGAGATACATTTCTGTATCCTCATTTGGCAATAGTGTGTTTCCGTTGACTTCTGCTAAAGCACCCATCGCGTCCTGGATAGACTCCTTAGTGATAGGCAAAAAGACCCCCTTTGTAACGCTTCCTGCGGAAGCTATACCAAGGATCTTTCCATCACAAGGGCCACCCATGACAACAAGCGGTGAACCACAGTCGCCATCCTGCAAGAAAATGGGCCCCACAAAACAATTCTGGTAAATCTCCTCTCCCAGAGCTGTCTGTGAAATCCTCTGCTTCTCAGTCCACTTTACATTTGATCCAGTCACTGTCACTTTGTCTTTCCTTTCTAAAAACGCAGCTGCATCACACTCTGACAAGATTTCTAGTTGGGCCTGGCTAACAAAATACTCAATTATTCCCTTTCTCAGGGGGATAGTACTGCCAATCCAAACCAAACATAAATCCAACACAACAGAACCACCCTCACCAATCTGATCTCCACATGTGAATTCAACCACAGTGGCATCAGACACATGAACTGGGACAACTCTCTTATAAGCTCCTTCCCAGTAGGTTAAGTAGTGTTGCATTCCTACTAACACTCCATGCTTGTTGACCAGGACATAACCCTGGCCCACAGACAAACAGTGTACATTTACTCTCTGTCCTCTTGAGTTCACACAAGTCCACCCCATCATGGCCTTCACAAGATGTGGTTGGGTATCTTCAAAAAATCCTTTTCGACAAACCCCCACTACCTGCGAACTAGCCCTTCCAGGTGGCCTGGTATCATAAGCTCCTTTAGACTCAACAGGTTGTGATGCAAAATACATCGCAAAACAAAACACCACAAGAATCACAACAGCTGTGATTGCAGTAATCACAGCTGTGGCACACAGACAAAAATCAGTAATCGCATTCAAAATACCTTTTAACATAGCACTCACTTTCTTTGATCCCTGAGATTTAGCAATTCCAAGCACCAACTGAACATCCATATTTCTCCAATAGCTCACAGCTAACAGAAACCTATTCCTAGGATCCTGCAAATCAGTTGAGACTCTGTGGTTTATGAAGTCAGTTCCCAACTTAGACATCAAAACATTCACTCCCATCACTCTACATTCATACGGAACCTGAAGAGCTCTCAACTTTGCAGCAAAATAGTCATTTGCGGAGTCACCTGTATTCACATACACGGAACTCCACCCATCTACTAATGCAAAATCACAGTACTCTGGAAGTTCTTCATTGTCTATAACAAATATCCTACGGTAAATCATGGCAAGTGCACCTGGATCAGTAGCATGGTTATAAAAATCTTTCTTTCCCTTTCTAACCATAACATCATCCACTTCACTTTCACTTGGTGGTTCACTATCAGTCATCACATCACTCACTGCTTCTCCCACCTGACTCTTATGGGACCTAATTGCGGCTTCTCTGACCTCGGACAACGTCTGTCTAAGGACAGAATACTCCTCCAATGGTTCCACAGCTTGAAGACCAAGGTGTCTTCTCCACTTTCTGTCAAAATGTTTCTGGACGTAGACAGCCAGCTCATCATCAGTATAGTGAACATCTGAAAATTCTCTCTTACCTTTTGATGACTCTGTAACTCTCTGCCAAGTTCCATCCAACTTATCTTTATAGAAGTGGGTAGCAGCATATCTCCTCTTCAACGCCGCAGGCTCAGTCAAAGACCCAACCGTTGGGGCTGAAGAGTTGGTGGTGCCTATCACCACCTTGGCTTGAGACATGCCAAACTTTCCCTCTATGTCGGCTTTCGGGACCGCACAACCAACTGTAGAAATCAGCTGCGTCAGCCTCGAAACTCCTTCACCTGAGGGGTCCTGGAACAAGTCATCGATAACATATACCTGTTGATCCGCACATCCAGTCCAAAAATCAGCATCCACACTCACTCTATAAAATTGTCTCTCATCATCACAAAGCAATTTAGCAAACAGTTTAGCAAGTCTCACGGAATAAAGGGACTTCCCGGCTCCAGGCGGTCCTTCCAACAACACAAAAACTGGTTCGAAACCTGTCACATTCAAGGGGTCATTTGGCAAAGTTTGTACTTTCTTTATAAAATTGTGTATCAAATCAGCAGCTCCTCTACATTTTGGTTCAGACATTATTCCTAACATTCTTTCTCTGTAATTTAGAGCCCGAAGGGCCAAAGACTTTATTTTCTTGAAAGCTTCCTCATCTGTGGCAAGTGCATGCACATTTCCGTTGACGATGAACTCTCTCATGTTCAAGATGTCTTCATCTATTTGGACTGAATTTTCTTCTAGCCATTGTTTGTTTTGTAACATAGCCTTCTTTTTATCAGACAAAAAAAACCCAAACCAATTCAAAATACCTTTAAAAAATTCCACAATGTAAGTCAGTCCCCTAGTGGCCTGACCCATCAAAGCAACAGGCTTCAACATTGTCACAAAACTAGAAAACTTGCTCCATGGTTTTTCCACAACTGTCCTAATCACAGACTTTATTATCTTCCACAGTGACTTATCAATCCCAAAGTCTGCCTTTGGTATAACATCAGTCAAATGAGCCACAATAGCATGTACTTTCTCCATCAGTGCTGTAACTAAATCAACAACCATCCGGTAACCCTTAAGAGCTACCAGAGCGTCGCCGAGCAAATGCAACACTATGGAGACAATTCCTTTGTAGTCACTAAGGGAAGCTGCTTGAAACAAATAAGCAGGCACTTTTAATCCAGCTATGGCAGTCATAGTTTTGATAACATCATCATCTACTGCATCTATCTTGTCTTTTACTGTTCCTAAAGCATCTATCACTTTTGTCTTAATACTGTCTACTCCTATCTTGTTAGAGACTCCTTTCCCAATTCCTTCTCCCATTTTAGTAGCGAGACCTCCACGTCTCTCAACTTGAAAATTTTGATCTAGAGCCCAGGCTATAGCATCCCACATAAGACCTGGAGCAAATTCTATGGCCACTAAGCTTTCATCTTTCAGAATAACTGCATATCTCTTTCTATCATCTACAAAGTTCCTAACAGCTATAGACAAAAACTTTCTCTTCTTCATCTTTCTCTTTGGGGCACAAAGTCTAGGGATTTTTGGTTCCTCTGACATTAAAGCACTCATGGCATCTATAACTTGAGCATGTGTTGTAGCCTTTACATCAAAGTCCATACGAAAACAACAATTCTTCGTGTGGGCATGTACTGTTCCTGCATCCATGTCAATGACCGCACGACCAAATGCCTTAGCAGCAGGTGGTCCAGCAACCAATTTACCTGTAACAGGAATCCTCAACTCACAACTGTTGAGGTAATCTTCTTCACATTCCTTTGAAGCAGCACCTTGTTTTGAAAACACTGCTGACTCCAGTTTCCACTTTTTCACACTTTGTGTCTCAGAAATTTGTGTTTCTTCCAACAGGGTCATTTTTCCTTTCCTCTGGAACTCCTCCGAGGAGGGTTCAACTGCCTTGGGTGTTTTCCCAACTGCAGGTATCCTACGAGGAGGAGGCGGCGGATCTGCCCAAGGTCCGACATAATTCTTTGTTTTGTTCAGATCAGCAATATAATCAAAGGGCAACGGTGGCACTCTCAGTTCAACATCTCTCAAACTCATGTAAACATTCACAGAGATTGAAGTTGTGGTATTCTGAGCTACCAGAGCATTTATCACCATAATGGTGACCTCCCCAAGACTATCATTGTGTTCTGCATAGTCAGTCAGAGCATTGTATGGCACCACAAAATCAAAACTGTCCCCACTGGAAATATCAAATACCACATTCTGAAAATCAGTGTAGTTTGATATAGTCACAATAGGCGTACCTTTTCCAAGCACACAAGCTACAATTCCCTTGTGGAACACATTCTTCACAAACTCAAACCTGAAGCAGACACTTCCTCTCCACCAACGTGGCAAGAAGCTCTTCCACTGGCTATAAAGTCCATGAGAAGTCAACTCACACAACTGTTTTCCAATAGCTGTTCCTTGTACTTGTGCGGTAGTCCAACTCCAGGTAGCCACCCGGGTTGGAATTTCTAACAGCTTCGACATGTTCATCATTTCCACACCTCTGCCATCACACGGAATAGATTCATCATGCTTCACATAATCTGATGAACAATACTGCATCCTAACAGTAGGCACAGCATGGTCAACCACATTCCATTCATTCATCTGGGGCGCATCTGGCTTGTCAAACAATCCCAAGATCTTGCCTGCATCTTCTGCAAACCCAACCACGGTGTCAACAACTCCAGCAATAGGCGCCAAACCAGATCCAATGGCATGTACAATTTCAGTTCCAGCATTCTCTGCGGCTTTCACAGCATCTGCCAATCCTTTCCTCACAAACTTCTCTTCTCTTTGCTTCTCAAGCCTTTTCACCAACTTCTCTGTGTTGGGAATTTCAGTGTCCAACGTGGGGGCAACTCCATCGTAAACGATTGGCTTAACTCCCCAAGTCAAAGGCTTCAAATCCTTTATTGGTAAAGGGTATTGCAAGACAAAATCATCTGCTGTAGAAATGGCAAAGTACATCTTTGTATCAGGAGGCACCAACCCTATCACAAACACTTCAACTGACTGGCCATCAGAGGCTGTCGCCAAATTCTGTTTATCCCACAGAATTCTAGCTGACTGTTTGAAGTAGTAGGGTATTGTCACTGTAATTTCAGTATTGTCTCTCATATTGAAATACTGAGTACCTGACATCGTACTCACTGTGATAACTGCTTTCACAGAAACATCACAGTTTGTAACAATCTTCAGTCTCATACCCCCAGAGTAGCAATAATAACTACAGGCAGGTGCCAAACATCTAACCATGTCATCCATCATCATTCCAAAAACTTGCATGGTACTAGGCGTGGTAGGCCACTTATTTGTTTCAACAGCAGGAACAGTGGCAATGATGCCAAACCTTTGCAGGGACAACTTCAAATTTCCATGGTCAGAGGACATGTAACCTCTATACTGTGTACTATGTCCTCCAACAGTTTGTCCTGTTGTATTTCCAAATTCAGTAGCTTTCTCTTCTGTCGTGTCAGTGTCAGTCACTACTACTGGTGTTGAGAGATTCTCAGTAATCTCAGAAGTCACAGCAGCGTCTACTTCTCCTTTACGGACAAAAGTTTCATCTAAATCTTCTTCATCTGTTCCCTTTCTAACAACCTCTTCGTCCTCCTTGATGCTGTTCAACTGGTCCAACAACTCACGCTTTTCAACGAGAGTCATGCGATCCAAGTACAAAGCAGGAGGGGGAGTTTTAGGCATTCTTGTAGAAACTTCTTCAAAACTCACATAAGCCGTCACAGAAATACTGTTCTGCGCAGCTGTGGACGACGGTCCATCCAACCTGTTAAACACTCTGACAAAGAAAGATCCAATTTTAGAATCATTCCATGAATTGAATCTAATAGGCCTCTGGTAAAACCCCTTAACTACTACAGACGCATGTTTATACGGCTGTAGCACTTCATGGGGCAACAACATAGCATGGTCAATGTCCAATGTTTGCTGTTGGAAATCTGTTGGCCTCCAGTAGACCAACAACGCACCAACTGCGGTGGAAGAAGCAGAAACTGTAACTTCCAACACAGGGTTGAAGCGGTAAAAGTATTGATAACTCAAAATAGACTTCAAGGTGTTGACCTTCAACATGTCCTCACCTTTAATCTCCATCACTGTATCACCCACACCACTTGCTGTAGTCCACGTTGCCGTGGCAATCTGGTGTGGTCTTTGTAACAAAAATGGCAAATCCACATCTGCAAATCCGATAGTTTTCGCGGAAACACTATTGTTCTTCTCAATCCGAAAACCTACTCGTTTGCCAGGTGAATTTCCCATCATAAAAGCCGTGGGTCCAACTTGTTTTTGTACGGTCCGGTCCGGGATCAGGGATGTCATTTGGGGTTGTGCTTTAATAGTAGTATCCATAATATCTGTGGTTATTTGTCAGCCAAGCAATCTGATCCACCACCATGGATGGTCAACAAGGACGAGCTACGCGGATTTCCAGCGCTACCCAATCATAATTGCTCAACTTACGTCTCATGAAAAGCCTTTATCGCTCTGACAAGGACTAATAGTGTTGTCTCACAGCTATGAGGCACTAAAATTTCCAAAATCAAAGTAACAAGTACTAAACACTCAACTTGACTGGACAAACGTCCAAACCGATTGATGCTGATTGTCAAGCAGCACCATCTGTCTTAATCCAACTAGGAGGGAAATAGCTGTATTCCAAAATTAAAATAAAAAACCCAAGTTTAGGGCAAGTAGGTCAAGCTACACCACTTCTTCATCAGATATTACAGATCGCCTGGCACGGTCAACACCAGGGATAAACATCAAATTAGAACACATCACATACAAACGTTTATAATGGTAGACACATAAATTCTAACGCTAACTTAACTGAAAATTTACGAGTAACACATATCAACAATTTGTACAACAATACAACGGGAGCCCAATTCTCAATGCAGCAGAACATAGAACACCAACCTGTCTCTCTCGAGAAACAGAGGGTTAAACTACATTTACCGATACATCG